TTATGCGTTGTGGCGATTAAGGGTTGACCCGTCAGAAAAGATCTTGGTGGTGTCAGCTACGGCAGTGAAGAGCACTGACTTCACGTCGTTCATGCTGCGGTGCATTGGCGAGATCGACATTCTGCAATGTTTGATGCCAGGACCAAACAATCGCTTTAGCAGCGTGGCGTTTGATGTTGGCCCAACAACGGTGGAGCAGAGCACGTCGGTCAGGGCCATGGGCGTTATGGGCGCCGTGACTGGCCAGAGATGTACCTGTGCCATCCTCGACGACGTAGAGACACTTGCGAACGTCATCACGCAGCTCAAGCAGGAGCGAGTGGCGCACGCAGTTGAGGAAATCCAGTCGATCATCAAGCCCGACGAAGGGCAGATGCTGCCGCGCAAGATCCTCTACCTAGGTACGCCTCACGTCGAGACATCGATCTACCTACGTCTCGTTAGGGAAAGGAATTACGCCTCGCGGTATTGGCCAGCGTTATACCCAGAGGAGCTGGATTGTTATGAGGGCAACCTTGATCCGGTGATTGAGCAGGAGGTGTTGGAAAACCCCGGCCTGGTCGGTGAGCCGACAGACCCGGAACGTTTTGCACACGACGACTTGCTGCAACGTCGCGCGTCAATGACAAAGGCGTCGTTTGAGCTGCAGTTCATGCTCAACACGCGCCTGACAACGCTGGACAAGTTCCCCATCAGGCTTGGGGATCTGGTCGTTATGGACATTGATGGCTCTGCATTGCCGGAAACGGTGGTGTGGTCAAACCAGCCGGATGTCAGGTTGCAGGAATTGGTTTGCGTCGGCATGGGTGCCGATCGCTTTTATCACCGGCCAATTTTTTACAACGATTGGATTGGTAAGGACGAGCACTGGCGGTGTGTGCTGAGCGTTGACCCAGCAGGCCGCGGCCGTGATGAGTTGGCTTGGGCTGTTGTCGCTGAACTCAACGGCAACCTGTTTTTGCTGGAGTCAGGTGGCAGCACCCTCGGTTACGCCGATGAGGTTTTGCAACACCTGGCTCGGGTCGCCAAAAAATGGGACGTCAATTACGTCGTGGCGGAATCGAATATGGGTGACGGGATGTTTTCGGCACTGTTGAAACCACACCTGCTCAGGGAACACCCGGTCACGATTGAAGAGGTCCGACATAACCAACGTAAAGAGGAGAGGCTTTGCGACACCCTCGGACCGCTTATTCAGCAACACCGTCTCGTCGTAACGACCAGGGTTATCAAGCAGGACTACCGGCTTCTTGACGAAGACCCGGAAAACGGGCACAGCAAGTCGTTGTTTGTACAGGCTTCGAGGCTTACGGCAGAGAAGGGCTGTTTGTCGTTCGACGACCGGCTTGATGCTCTTGCTATAGCCGTAGGCTTTTTCGTTGAATCCGCTGCACAAGATCAGGAGCGAGCACGCCAAGCCAGGGCGGACCAGTTGCAGCAGGAGTCTTATGACGCCTGGTTGGACGAGTCCGGCGCGGCAATTGACGCTTTGGCGTTGGGTTGGAGGCCGAAGCCCACAGCGCGTGCGCATGGCGGTATCAAGCAGATGCAGATTTAAGAGGCACAACCTTTCCTTCCATTTGAGAAAAGTCCAATTTGCCGGCCAATTTCTTCAAAGTGCTGCCTTCTTGGGCGACGGCAGTGACGTTGTTTTGCTTTAACAACTGCATTGCCTCTGCTCTGGCCTTGCGGTCGCCGTTTTTAAGGTCTTCCAATACCTGGGTGACAACTTCTTCGTGAATTTCCGCCAGTTGTTCTTGCAGATCAGCCACTTTTACGGCTCCGTTGACTAATTTTCCCCACTATGGCGTCTTGACCTGGGCTGGGACAGCGTTAGTGGGTACGCTGGCAACGTCTACAGACATGCAGAGTGGGAGTCGCGCCCTCTATTGATCGCAACCTTGTCGCCGAAATGGCGATTAAGTTTCCCGATCAAGCTCCGTCTCTTGAGATGGAGGAAAAAGAGGTGTGGTTTCGAGCTGGGCAAGCGTCTGTTGTCCGTTGGTTAGCGCAGCGATGCGACGACCAGGAAAAAAATGTCTACCAAATGGAGGACATCTAGATGTGCTTCGGCGGTGGCGGCGGTAGTCGGGCGACGATTCGCCAGCCTGACTACAACGCTTATGACAAGCAGTTTGCTTTGCAAAAGGCGGCCATTGAGTTGTCAATGCAAAACAACATGCAGCAGATGCAGGGCGGTTTAGACCAAGCCTTGAGGGAGCAGACGCAAGTTCTTGAGCAACTCAGCGATCAAGCTCGCGAAAGGGCTAGCAACGCCCAGCTGATTCAGTCGCAGGTCAATGCTCGCGCCATGCGTTTGCAGTCGCTGGTCGGCACTCCGCCGCCAGAAAAGACTGCTCAAGCGCCAATTGTTGGCGGTAGAGCGCGTGGCATTAAGTCGCGCAAAGGCAAATCGTCTTTACGCATTGCGAGACGCGTTTCGCCTGTCAGAAACAAGGCCGGTTCAGGCCTAAACCTCACCATCGCTGCTTCTTAAGAGGTCCGCCATGTGCTTTGGCTCTTCCGCGCCCCAACAGCCCCGAATTGAGTACGTCGGCCCTAGTGAGGAGGACATCGCTAACAACCAAAAAGCTCTTGATGATTATCAAGCACAGCTAATGACACAGCAGGAGCAGTTTCAAACAAGACTGCAAGGTCAAATCGACGCAGCAAACGCTCAAACGCAAAGTTTGCAAGATCGATTGGCACAACAGGCTTCTGCTATGCAGGCACAAATGGCGGCAGCCAGTAATGCGGCTATGGCGCGGGCTGGGGCACAGCAAACAGCTCAGTACGCAATCACTGCATCGCAGTCCGACCCTGGCGAAACAGCGCAAACCACTACGGCGATCGAGAAAAAGAAAAAGCCAAAGAGCACATTGCGCATTTCGCGTAACGCATTGCAAGCCTCGGCCGGTACTGGCCTCAACATTGGAGTCTGATCATGTGTTCTGGAGCAGATAGGCGAAGAAAGGCTGAAAAAAAAGCCAAAAGACAGGCAGAAGACAACGCGCGCAGAGCAGCAGCACGTCAAGCCGAGCTTGATGCGATTGCAAAACAGCGAGTGATGGCTGCTGCGGCCCAAGAAGCGCAAATGAAGCAGTTACGGGCCACTTCAGCAGCAACTGCCGCGCAAGCAGCGCAGCAGCAAAAGGCAATTCAGCAGTCCAGTAATCAGCAATTAAATGCAATGCGGCTTCGGGGGCAACAACAGCTACAAGGCATCCGCGCTCGCGGCCAAGCAGTCACTAGCTCTTTGCAAGTTTTGAGCCAACAGCCAAGGCAGCAAGCGCCAACTGCGCAAGTTTCCTCGCCAGAAATGAGGAAAAGGGGCGCACGAACTACAACGGCCGGTCTGCGCATGGGTTCTAGCCGTTTCAAGACTGGCTCAGGGGCAAACGTCGCTACTTAATTCATGGAATCAGCTGAAAAGTGCTACCGACGGTTGCAATCAGACCGCGATCACTACCTTGACCGCGCTCGCGTTGCCTCTCGGCTGACGATCCCCTACTTAATTCCGGAAACTAACGAGCCAAATGCGCAAACTAAGGAGTCTTACGCCGTTCCTTGGAATGGCATTGGCGCTCGCGGCGTTCTGAACCTGGCAAGCCGCATGTTGCTGGCATTGTTGCCGCCAACGCAGCAATTTTTCCGGTTTTCACTTGACGATGCGGCGTTAGCGCAGGAAGGCGTAGAGCCAGAGCAGAAAACTCAGGTTGAAGAAGCGCTAAGCAAGATTGAGCGCCTTGTTCTGCGCGAAATCGAGGCAAGCAACGATCGAGTGGTGTTTCACGAGGCGTTGTTGCACCTAATCGTCTCGGGCAACGCACTGTTGTATGTGTCAACAGAAGGCTTGAGGGTGTTTCACCTAAATCGCTACGTCTGTTCGCGTGACCCGATGGGCAACCCGCTTGAGGTTGTGACGTGCGAGGAGTTGGCGCTGTATCAGCTGCCAAAGAACGTTCAGGAGATGTGCTACGAGGAGGACGACGAGTTAAAAGGCATTGTTGACCGCAACGACGTAGACATCAAAGGCAAGGAAAAAACAGTCCGCCTTTACACCTACATCTATTGGCGGGAAGACACGGTCTATTGGCATCAAGAAGTCAAAGGCAAGATTATTCCTGGCACTGAAGGCAAGTCACCTGCGGACGTCAGCCCGTGGTTGCCGCTTCGGATGACCAGGGCGGCAGGTGCTGCGTACGGCATTGGCTACGTCGAGTCTGCTGCGATTGCTGACCTGCAAACAGTCGAAGCGTTATGCCAAGCCATTGCTGAAGGCGCGTTGGCCAGTGCAGCCGTCAAGTATCTAGTCAAGCCAAGCGGCGTGACCAAGCCCGCCGACTTGGCCCGTGCAGCAAACGGCTCGTTTGTTACCGGAGACCCCAATGATGTTTTGGCGCTGCAAACGCAAAAGAGCGCAGACCTGGGTGTCGCTTTTCAAGCCAAGCAACAAATTGAACAACGCTTAGCGCAGGCGTTCATGCTTGCCGACATGCGCGACGCGGAACGCGTCACGGCGGAGGAAGTTCGCTTGCAGGCGTTGCAGATCGAAAACAGCCTTGGCTCGATTTATTCCATCTTGACCACAGAGTTTCAGGTCAAGTACGTCGCCCGCAAGCTCGACATTCTTACCCGCGCAGGCAAGGTGCCGAAGATGGACAAAAAGCTGGTCAAACCTGTGATGACCGTTGGCTTAGCTGCTGTCGGCAGAGGCAATGACTTAGAGCAGCTCGTCAGGTTTGTGTCGACGCTTGGACAGACGATGGGACCAGAGGCGATTGCGCAGTACGTCAAACCGCCTGAGTTAATCAAGCGTTTGGCGTACAGCATGGGCATCGACGTCCTTGGGCTTGTGAAGTCTGAGGAGGAACTCATGGCCGAGATGCAGCAACAGCAGCAGATGGCCATAGCCCAGCAAGCAATGCAGGCCGGCATGGCCGACCCGCAAAAACTCGCCAATGCAGCGTCAACAACGCAAGAAATGCAGATGGCACCTAATCAACCCGCACCCGACCAGTAATGACCACGACCCCCGAATCCCCACAAATCACCTCGCCCGAGGCCGCAGAAGAAGGCATGGTTGCTCCTGGCCAGGAAGACCTTCTTAACGAGTTCATCCAAGAACAAGAAACTGAGCAAGGTGCTGACTTGATCGGCGGCAAGTTCCGCTCACAGGAAGACCTGCTTAAGGCGTATCAAGAGCTAGAGCGCAAGCAAGGTCAACAGCCTGAGCAGGCCGAAACTGACGAGGAGCCAGCCGAGGGCTACAGCGTTGAGCAGGCTGTCGAGGTTTACGGCAAGGAGAACGTTGACGCCTTGCAAGAAAAGGGCATTTCGCTCAATGATCTGATGTGGAGAGCCGACAACGGCGAAGACATCAGTGACTCGTTTGACGACTTGGCCGAGGTGTTCAAGGTGCCTCGGCAAGTTGTCGAAAACTATGTGTCAAAGGCGCAGTCTGGTGGAGACGCTGCATCTCCTGAACTAACGGCCTCTGACGAAGCTGACTTAAAGGCGTTGGTTGGCGGAGACCAAGGCTTTGAGCAAATGGCTGAGTGGGCTCGCAACAACCTGGCGGAAGACGAGATCAATCGATTTGACGCTGTTGTCGACAGCAACAACAAGGACGCAATCCACATGGCCATTCAAGCCATGCAGGCTCGAATGAACGCAAAAGACTCTGTCGTAGAGCCAAAGCTCATCGGGGGTGGAAAGGTTGCAGAGACATCGCGATTTGAAAGCCAGCAGCAGGTACTGGATGCAATGAACAAGATGAATGATCGAGGTCAGCGGTTGTATGACGTTGATGAGGCTTATCGCGAAAAAGTCGTCAAGTTGTTGGCATCAAGCGACGTTTTTTAGTACGGTCTTATTAAGAACGCACTGAAAGCGGCAAGCCCTTTTAGGAGGACAACTTGCCAGCGATCGGAGGGGCGCTTACTTGCACACTAATTTTTATCTAAGTAATGGCTAATCCCACCCTGTCGCGCGCTGGCCAAATTAGAGGCTCCGGTGCAACTTGGGGAGCAGGCGCAACTGGTCTGGATGCAGATCGCGCGTTGATGCTCAAGCTGGGCTCCGCTGAGGTGCTCGATTCCTTTCTCAAAACAACAATTTTCAAGGGAAAAACCCGAGAAAGAAACATTCGAGGAGGAAAAAGTGTAGCCTTTCCGATTACAGGTCGGATGAGCGCTACATATCATCAACCAGGCACCGCAATCAGTGGGACAACTAATGATCCAAGTGACCTGAATGAGCGTGTAATTACACTTGACGCTCTGATGATTGCAGACGCTGCGATCTATCAGGTTGACGAGCTTATGTCATATTTTGACGTTAGGCAGCACTATACGGTCGAATTAGGCCGTGCGCTTGCCTATGAATATGACAAGCGTGTTGCCAGAATGATTTTTGCGGCTGCCAGTAACACTACTGAGCCTCTTGCAAAAACAATTAACGCCCACAAAACGGGTAATGCGATCACGCTTGGAACCGACTACACGGCTTCAGGTGCGACGCGTCAAGCCAAGGGTGATGCCCTGGTCAACGCCATCTTCGATGCACGCGTTGCCTTTACCGGCAAGGACGTTCCCATCGACAACATGTGCGCTGTCTTTACGCCGGAAGATTATTTCTTAATCTCCCAGTCAAGTCGCGCAATCAATGCTGACTTCAATGGTGGCGGGGGCGCAAACGGCACGATTGCAAGCGGCACTGTTTTGCAAGTTGCAGGTATTCCTGTATTCATGTCGAACCATGTTGAGCAATCGGCTTACACCCTGCAAGCTGGTGATCACAACGATGATTACGCTCAAGACCTGAGCAAGTGCAAGGGCCTCATCTTTAACAAAGATGCAGTTGGTGTTCTGTCATTACTGAGTCCTGCTCTGCAGATGACAGGCCCTGAGTACGCCGTCCAATACCAATCCAACCTGCTTGTGGCTCGCCAGGCCCTGGGCATGGGTGTGTTGCGTGCTGAGTCTGCTTGCAAGATTGTCGTTCCTTAAGCAAGCTGGGAACGCTTCCTCACACGTTGCAGAAAGAAGGGGCCGCTACTGGCCCCTTTTTTTGTGACGTAGCAGAATGAGCACTACGAGCCTGTAGTGGTCGCATGGGTCTTGCCAATCAATCGGTCACGCCGGGCAGGACGACCCTGCTGGATGCCGTAAACGTTCTGCTCGAAAATATTGGCGAGCAGCCGGTCAACTCGCTGGAAAACCAGCAAATCATGGACGCTCGAATTGCTGAGCGGACGCTGCTTGAGTTCCATAAAGAAGGTCAGGTCAAGGGCTGGAGCTGGAACTCGGAGTTTGAGTATCAGTTCAACCGAGACAGCTCAACCAAGCAGATCAAAGTGCCGGCTTCTGTTGTGCGCTTCTCGATCAACCCTTACGAGCTGGCAGGACGTTTTCAGCTGCGCGGCCAGCTGGTTTACGACCGCAAAAACCGCACAACTTTGCTGGGCGACGATATTCCGCATTTGCACGCGGACGTTATTTTCTTGTTGCCATGGGACGAAGTCCCTGAGGCTTACAACCGCTGGGTCACAATCAAGTCAGCTCGCGTGTTTGCCAACCGGGTGTTGGGTGCTGAGGCGCTTTACAAATACACCGCAGAGGATGAGCGCCACGCCCAGGCCACGCTGGAGCGGATGGAGCAGCAGGTCGAGCAATCCAACATCTTGACCGGCAGCCGCGGTTACAACCCGTTCCCGACGTTTGAGCCGGCAAGTGGCCTGGCCACGCGTCGCGTTAGCGCTGGGATTCGCCTCTGATGCTTGCCTCTTACGCCATTCCAAACCTGGCGCAAGGCATCAGCCAGCAGCCAGATGCGCAGCGCGATCCATCACAGGGTGAGATACAGATCAACGGCATGTCATCCATTTTGGAAGGCTTGCGCAAACGCGATTGCAGTCAGACCGTTGCCCTAGTTTCCAACACGGATTTTGGGGATGCTTTTATTCACAGCATCCTGCGAGACAACGTCGAGGAGTATCTCGCTGTTATTACCAGCACAGGTATTCAGGTCTTTGACCTAGATGGTACGGCGCAAACGGTGACGGCCCCTGGCGGCTTTGGCTACTTAAGTTCAGTCACTGACGCGCACGCGAATATTCGTGCGGTGACAATTGCTGATTACACCTTTATCAGCAACACCAAAACCTCGCCGGCCATGAACACGGCCACAGCGCCCGCGACGGCGCGGCCGACAACTCATGAGGCGTTGCTGTGGGTCAAAGCGGCCAACTACGGCCAGACCTACGAGGTCAACATCAACGGCAACAACGTCCAAGTGACAACGCCGGTAGCGCCGGTCGTGACCAGTGGGAACACGGTGCAAGAAAACCGCATTAGCTCTAAGTCGATTGCGGCCAGCATTATCAGCAATATCGGCAGTATTTCTGGCGTGTCGCTGACGCAAAGCGGTTCTGTTATTCACGTCACTTCCAACAATCCAATCACAATCAGCGCAACAGACGCGCGAGCCAACGCCGACATCACGGCAATCCTTAGAGAGGTGCAGGTCTTTACCGAGCTGCCAACTATTGCTCCTGTCGGCTATCAGATTCACATTACGGGAGACCCTGGTAACAATTTCGACGGGTATTACGTCGAATTTGCGCCAAACAGCGGCAACTTTGGCGAGGGCGTGTGGACTGAAACCGTTAGTCCCGGCGTTGAGTACGAGATCAACAACACGACAATGCCGCACTTGCTTGTGCGGTTGCCAAATGGCGCGTTTCACTTCGGTCCTGCCGATGGCAGCACTCAAAACGGGGTGGAGATCCCTAAGTGGGGGCAGCGGGTTGCTGGCGACTACGACACAGCTCCTGACCCGAGTTTTATTGGTTATCCCATCAATGACGTCTTTATCTACAAGAACCGTCTGGGCTTCTTGGCAGATGAAAACGTCATTTTGAGCCGTGTCCGCGAGTTCTTCGAGTTTTTCCCCGAGACGGTTACGACTGTCTTAGATACAGATCCAATCGACGTTGTCGCTAGTAACAACCGGGTATCGGTGCTGCGCTACGCCGTGCCGTACCAGGACGAGTTAATCCTGTTTTCGTCGCAGTATCAGTTCAGGTTTAACGCGGCAGAGACTGTGCTTACGCCTGCAACTGCGCAGATTACGGTGCTGACGCAGTTTGAGGTTGACATCAATGTCAGGCCTGAGCTTGCTGGCGGCGGCATTATTTTTTGCCAGGCAAACGGTGATTTCTCGCAGTTCCGAGAATTTAGTGTCCGGGGAGCTGGTACGGCGTTAACAGCAGACGCGCAAGATCTGACGGGTTACGTCTCGGCATTTGTTCCTAAAAACGTCTACGAGATGACGGTCAACGACACCAGCAACGCGGTGTTTGTCGTGACTGAAGAAACGGGATTCAAAAACCGCATTTACGTCTACAAGTATTTCATCAGAAACGAAGGGGAAGGAGCGCAGCGGGTTCAGTCCAGCTGGAGTTTCTGGGAGCTTGAAAGCGCTGATGCAATTTTGCAGGCGCTGTGTATACGCGAAACGCTGTTTTGCTTGGTGAAGTACGGCAATCAGATTTATTTGGAAAAGATTCCGGTCCAGGACAGGTCGCCTGAGCCGCCTATCAATGCGCCTTATCCGTTGTTAGTGGACCGCCGCGTGTCGACAACGACGGAAACTCCTGCGTCAATGCGCGTTAGCGCAGGTACATACAACAACGTCACGAAGCAAACGACCTGGACGCTCCCGTACCCAGCGACAACAACAGTGCAAGCCTGGTCCGGCTACAGCACAACAGGCAATGGCGGGGTGCTGGTCGGGACTGCATCGTCAGGCACGTCGTTGACGGCCAATGGCGACTGGTCAAGCCAGCCGATTTATTTTGGAGTGCCGTACACCTTCCGCTATCGCTTTACGCGATTCAAGCTGTACAAGGAGATTGGCGGAGGCAAGGCTGCGGCCAATGTTGAGCGCACGCAAGTAAGGCACGCAAAGCTCAGGTATCACGAAACTGCCTACTTCGATATACACGTCATCCCAGAAGGTAGGGACACGGGCATTTACACCTTTGACGGCACTGTTCTTGGCAGCAGGGTGTCAACTCTGGGATCTGCTCAGCCCAATGGGTATGACGTTGATGAAAATCGATTTTTTGAAGGGGTGTTCAATATCCCAATCATGAGCCGTGGCGAGCGGTGCATGGTTGAGATCCAAAACGACACTCCCCATCCCTGCAAGTTTTCAACTTGCGAGTGGGTAGCGCTTCTTACTGGCAAGGCCAAATCGATCCGATGAGATGGATCCGCGCGACAGAACACAACGCGATTGAGGTTGGCCTCAACCTGCGGCAGCAAGACAAGACCGAGGTCATGCTTAGTCATGGCCTGGCGCCAATTGAAGCAGTGGTTTTAAGCTACGAAGCGAGCACTGTTTGCCAAGCAATCGAGGGGGATTGCGGCAACACAGTTGCACTTACTGGAGTCGTCGACAACAAGATTTGGTTGCTGGGCACAAGCAGATTGACGGCGACAAAAGAGCATCGACGTGATTTGTGCAAATACGGCGGAGAATGGGTCGACTATTGCCTTGGCGCTTCAGGCGGATACTTGGAAAATATGGTGTACTCAAAAAACAAACGAGCCATACGTTGGCTCAAACATCTCGGCTTTACTGTCGAACAACCTAAACCGTTTGGCCCTAGTGCCGCACTGTTCTGCCCGTTTTGGAGGTACGCGTAATGGCCGGTCCGTCGAGTGCTCTTTCTTATTTATCGGCAGGTGCTGGGGCTGGCGCTGGAGCTGGTGGCGGCCCAATGGCCGCAATGGGCGGTCCGCTTGGCATTGGCCTAGCTGCCGCTCAGGGCGTGATTGGCTTTGGCCAGGCACAAGCGCAAAAAGCCGCAAGGGATCAGGATTACGTCAATCAGATCGCGTTTCAAAACGCGACTAGCGCGTTCAACAAGTGGCAGGCCAGTTACAACGCGCAGATCACCAACCTCAACAACCAGCACACGTTTTGGGCAAAAACGGTTGCGTACAACTCCAACCGGAGTTACGTCCATCAACTGCGCAACTACGAGATCAAACGAGAGATTGCGCAAGCTGATCGTGTCGCTGAAGCACGGACTAGCGCAGCGCTTGGCTACATCACAAACGCTGCGGCCATGCAAGACGCGCTGCAAGAGCGCGGGATGCAGGAGGCCGTAGCCGTTCAGCAGTACAAGTACAGGGCATTGCAGCAATCATCTGCGTTTCGCGCGCGGATGCAGGAAGGCAAATCGTCTGACAGGTATGTCGCTGACTATGACCGCCAAGCCAGTGATTACGCCACCCTCGCGCGCGTGAGCGAAGCTTTGCGCAACCGTCAGTACAAACGAGACCAAATGGCGAATGTTGTTCGCTATCTCAGTGAATACAACAGCCAGACTTTCTACGAAAAGGCTCCGCATCAAGAGCCATTGGCACCGTTTGCACCATTGCCAACGATGGTTATGCCGCCACCGCCGTCGTTTACAGGTGGCAGAGGTTCAGACAACAGCGTGCTGGATGCGGTCACTGCTGTGACCAATGGCATTGGCACTGCCGTCAACATCGGTTCATCTATCGGCTAGTAAGCAATGGCACGCCCGCAACAGCTCCAACCCGGCTCGATCAATCCTGCCGCCAAGCCTGTCAACGTCGTGCTGCAAACGGCAGCACCACAGATCGCCAGGCCAGGGCAACCGCAGGCGTTTCCGCAACCGTCGTTGATCGCTACGCAGGGCACGGGCGGCACCACTTTTGTCCAGGGTGAAAACAAGTTCAAGAACCTGGCGCAGTCTCTTAGCAACTTCAACCAGGCGTTAAGCAGGACTGGGCCGCAGGTCGTTACTGCCTTGGCCAATTACGCCATTGACCAAGGCGAGGCAGAGGCAATCGAGCTGGCTCAGCGGGCCATGGCCAAGGTCGACGAAAGCACTGAGGTTGCTGAAATCGAGAGGGCGCGGGCAAACCGCCAGTTGGCGCGGGAGGACCGGCCGGCTGGAATCCTGATGGATTTTCTCAACCCTTATCGGCAGATCGGACACCAGCGTGGCAACGCCAAGTTGGCAGGCATGGAAATCCAGGCACGGATGCCGGGTTATGTCGCTGGGCGTGTAGGCGAGATTGACTACACAGCGTCGGATCAAGGCTTTTCTGCGCTTGAAAAGATCAGGGCGGACCTAAACGCAGAGGTCACACAGAAGTACGGCATTTCTCCGGGCAGCCCTGGTTTCACCAAGTTTTATTTGCCTGCTTTGTCTCAAGCTGGCGAAAAAGTCGGCACGCAAATTGCGGAGGACCGGGTCAAGTTTTTTGATTCGCAGATTCCATCGCAGATGGCCGCGCAAATGAAGGCAACCATATTTGACGCTTTTACTTCTGGAAAATTCATTCGTGGTGTCGGAGACGAGGCTGTAGAGATTTCAATTAAAGATCCTCGTTTTATGGGTGAATTGCAAAACAGGCTTAATCAAATTGCTGCAAATTTTGCCGCTAGAGCAGGCCTGCCAGGGCAGGCGCAGGAACGCTTCAAAGATGCTTTTCAAATACTTGCAGCTGACGCCGATTACAGGGACGACCTGCTTTTTAAGACTCTTGTAGACAATATTGTTCCTGGCGAGGGCCAGTCTGCATGGGGCGTGACCTATGCAAAAGAAGGCATCGACAGTCAAATTAAGTACGGGCAAGCTGGTTTTACTGCTAACAAATCCAGAGGTGACGCGTATGTTCGCGAATTTCAGGGAGTTCTTTTAAACGGTATTGACAGAATTCCGCCAGGGCCAGGGCGGGTTCAACAAGCCAAACAGCTTTTGCAGGACTACATACAAGAACAGCGGGACAATGGCCGAATCGTTACACCAGCAGACGAGGGAGCCTTAGTCAAAACTCTTAGCGACACAATCAATGTCAGCGATACGCTTGTGTTTGATGCAGCCCCGCAAGGCATTGAGCAAGGCTATTACGACCAGCTTTATGGAGTGGACGTATTGGAGTTTGATAGAAACGAGTGGATAGAAAAGAGAAATCAAATCTTGCAACAAATGGGTCCTGATCAGGCCCGTAGAGACGCATTTGCCGAAGAAGCAAACAGAAGAATTAACGAACTAGATGAGCAAAGAACTTCGTTTGGTCCTTACAAAACCATTGTCGAGGACCAGTTAAATAAAGATATTGATCGAGTTATTAACTTGCGATATGGCAGGTTAGCGTCGTACAAGACCACTGACGTAGGCGAATCCAAGGCGAGGTTGCGCGAATACGCGATGGGGCAAATCAGAACACGCTTGCGCAAACTTGCTGGGGAGCAAGAAGGCCAGCTGGCATTTGATGAGGTGCAAGGCGTAGTTAGAAACGTCTTCAAGGAGATTCGCGATCTACCCAGGGATGGCGGCACCTCGCAAGATTTGTTCCCTGGCATCAACGGCGCTCCGTCTGTTGATGGATCAGGGGAAGCTGCTTTTCAGGACGTAAGCGCCACACAAGTCAAGCCCGCTGCTACTGAGGACGCCCCTGCTCCCGCCCCAGTCCAGCTCTACAGGGTCGGAGAATTGGACACTATTCCAAACCGCCGGCAGGTGCTGGTCGAGTGGAACACGCGCCCGATCATGCACTTGCAAGACATTCGCGTGGAGCTGAACAACGTGCTGAATGGCGGCCAGCTGTCGCCTGAAGTCCAGCGGGCATGGCGTGACGGTGGGGCAGACAACGGTTTCCAGTACCTGATGCGCCAGTTGGATGCTTTCCCCTCGTACAACAGGACTCTTGACTTTCCCCCTGAGGTCATGGAACAGATCAAGGAAAAGCTGGTGTCGTTTGACGCTTTGAGCAACAAGTTAATGAGCGTTGCAAGCCTGCAATCACGGCCTCAGTTGAGTCGTTTAAACAACTGGGCGCTTGACATTGCTTTCGGGTAGCTCTACGGGGCCGGACAACTCCCGCTTAATGAGGTGGAATAGGGGGACGCATTAGTTCCTTTAGATGCCGGAATTAAGAGGGTTGTCGCCGGAAGAGTTGCAACGCGTTGACGTGTTGCCTGCCATGCCTGAGCCGGCCAAGCCTGCTGAGCCGTCTGGAAATCTTTTTGACAACATTGGCAAGACAGTCAGTGGTTTTTACAGCGAGCTAAAGAAGCAGGTTGAAGCGGCAGACGAATTTGATAGAAATCGGGATGCTCAGTTAGGCGGAATGTTGATGAACCAAATGCCTGGCCTAGGGGGTCCGGCGTTTGGCCCGTTGCCGTTTTATACGTTTAAAAAAGAAGATGGCACTCAAGGCGGTGCGACTTTGCCGCCATCACAACGTCAACAAGCTTTTTCTGCCGTAGTAAACCCGCCGCACAACGCGGCAATGCTTGGCATCAACGTTGTGCAGCGCGCTTTGTCAGGCAAACCGCTTGAGCCGGCAGATCCTGCCAGTACGCCGCCAGGACGTGCCTTGAACAACCTCCAGCGCAGCTTGCGCTCTGAGCTTGGCCTGGCTCAGCGAGAAGACATGACGCCAATTCAGCAGCAGATTTTGGAAGATCTGCCGACCGCTGTTGGGGCAAGTGTTTACACGGCGCCTCTTACTGGGCTTGTGGGTGCCAGCCTTTTTGGCGGCTCACCTTTGGGCGCTTTGCCGCAATGGCTTAGGCCTTATGCCGCAGCAGGCGCAACAGGTTTTGTCGAAGGTTTTGCGTCGTCTGCTTTAGAGGACAACCGCACCGGCATGGGCGGCGGCAGCTTGTTTGACCTTGGCGGTCCGCTTGCGTTGACGCCCCAAGACGACATGGTTTCTGGTCTTTTTAAGGCCGGCACTGGCAACGGATTAACTGAAGGCCTGTTCGGTGGGTTGATTGTTGGCGGTGGCGCGATGGGGAAGGCTTCTAAGGAGGTTTTTCCAAACATTCACCAGCGCCTAAAGCGCCAGATGCAGCTGAATGAAGTTGTTGATGGACGCAACATGGCTACCGCGACTGGCGTTCAGACAGAGGTATCGCCTGGCGTTTACGAATTAAACGTTGACCGGGACGCAGCAGAGGAAATGCTTGTCGGCCCGCCTGACGCGCCTGAAGTTGACGTGCCTGCACAAGCAGTTGCTCGCCTAGATGACGACAGGCTGGCTGAACTGGCTGACGGTAACGGCCCTGTGCTGGACGAGCTTGAGGAGCAGCTGCAAGCACAGGCAGACGAGTTTGAGGTTAAGCAACTGCCGACCAATTTGGTCAGCGCCCCGACCGACCAGTTGGCTCCGTTCCTTGTTCCTTACGAAGATCAGCTGCGCTCTAGCGCCATTCCTCACAACAAGTTGATCAGCCTTGCTCACCCAGACAACGGCCTGATGCTGCACGAAAAGGTTGTGGCCATGACGGGCCGCGACTTTGAGGAGTTCACCCGCCAAGACGTAATTAAAGGCATCTTGGCGATGCGGTCCGAAGGGCTCACCGTTATCCCCTCAAGACTGCAAGAAGGAATTGCCCTAATGGACGTTGGGGACATTCGTGTTGACCCACAGCGGTTTCAGTTCAAAGACAACGTCACCGAGGCAGGGGTGCAGCGTGGCGGATCGCTTGAAGGCGTCAAGCTCTACGACACTGCCGCTGAAGGGCAGCTTCAGGTTTGGCAGGACGTCGATGGCGAGTATTACGTCATCAATGGCCACAACCGACTGGCGTTGGCCAAAGAAAAAGGGATTCAATCTGTCCCTGTTGAAGTCCTAATTGCTGACAGTGCAGAGCAAGCCCGCACGTTGGGAGCTATTTCCAACATCAAGGCAGGCGGTGGCACGCCGTTTGACGCGGCCAAGGTGATGCGAGAAATGGGCATCACTGATGTCGGTCAGCTTGAAGCAGCAGGGATGCCCTTGAAGTCCGGCACTGCTGCGCAGGGCCTCGCGTTGAGCAAGTTGCCAAACGACATTTTGCAGCGAGCGATCAATGGCGAGATTTCTGTTAACCGGGCGGCAACTCTTGGCGGGGCAGACCTTGACCCTGAGCGGATGCGTCGGCTGCTGGCTGTCGCTGATAGCAAAGACGTTGGCGAGCGTGAGTTCACCGAGCTGGTGCAACTGGCCGGCAGCGCCCCCAAGGTCAAAGGCGACCAGGGCGTGTTGTTTGGCGATGGCGAGCTTGATCTAATGCTCGACAAAGCCAGGCTGGCGGCAAAGGTCAGAGCGCGTCTGGTGTCTGACAAAAATCTGTTTAGCAAGGTTGGCCGCAAAAAAAACGCGGCACGTTTGGCTGAACAAGGTGACACCGAAGTCAACACTCAGGCAGTCGGCTCTGCGGCAGAAGCAGCGCAAGCTGTGCTGGGAGAGTTTGATGCCACTAAGTACGCAGGCGAAACACCAATTAGTGCGCTGCTAAACCGCGGTGCGGAGCAAGTTGCCAATGGCGTAGCTGAATCAAAGGTCGTTAACGACATCCTGCGGCAACTGGAAACCGCGGCTGAGACGGCTCCTCCCCCGCGTGTGCCCGAGCCCGAGGCGCCTGTTGTCGAGGCAGAGCCGCCGCCGCTGACTGCTGAGCAGCGCCAAGCCATGCAAGGCGAGGTGCTCAAGCGTGCAGTGAAAAACGGCGAAGTCAGGCCGTCTTCAACGGAGCTGCCAACCCTGCCTGATGGTCCGCGTGTCGACGTTGAAAAGGCATTGCGCGAAGGCGGGACAGTCGACCTGACGGAAGACATGGCCACCCTTGCCCAGGACGAGATCCGGCTTGGCGCAGAAAACTTTCAGAGAAAGCAGCAGACCGCTTTTGACATGCAGAAGGCGTCACGCGAAGCCGTCAATTACGAGACGATGTCGCTTGACGAAAAGAAAGCAGCTGGCATGGCTGCTGACTGGAAGCCTGGGCCAGGCCCGCAGGAGACGTTCAAGCTGCCCAACCGGGCCAACTCCCGCTACGGGATGGCAACGGTCAACTTCCGCAACGATCTTGACCGAGCTGCTTACACGATTCGGAACAAGGCAAAAGCGTCAAAGGGTGAGCCAGCAATTATCAAGGCGCTAGAGGCCCAGGGCCTAGACGTTCGCGCGGTGCGCGCGCATGGCGAGCGGATCAAAAAAGCAATTGGGGACGCTGTTGAAGCGCAGACCGGCACGCGTAGGGCACCGCAAGAGGCGATGGAGATCAATTACGAGCAGGTGGCGTTCCGCCAACCAAAGCCGTTGCAGAGCCTGGCGCAAACAGAGTTTGACCCAACTACAGGCAAGACGTACACCAGCCCAGAGCCGCGTACAAGAAAAATTGAGCAGCGGCTGCAAACGCTGCTACGGGCCGAAGTTCGCAGAATTGCGGGCGAACACGCAGAAGTTGTTTTTAGCCGCCAGTTAAAAGGTGCAAAACGCATAAGCCCTGAGTGGGGCGGCGACGCAGATGCGGTCACGCTGGGGACTTATAACTTCTTAGACGACATTGTCAAAATTGAAGGCATTGGGCAGCGCGACGTTGGAGATCTGTTGAGCACTGCTTGGCATGAGTCATATCACCGTGTGCAGTTTGGCTTGTTGTCAAAAGAAGAGTTGCGCATATTCGACACGTCGTTTGGCCGAGTTCGAGTTGACGATTATTCAGGCCTTGGCAAATCAAATGTTGCGTCGATTGAAAAACAGGCCAGAGCATTTGAAAAATTTGCTGCTCTTAAATCTCAAGGTAATGACACTTATTCAAGGCTGTTGCTAGAAGAATTAGGCAAACATCTTGATCGTGAGTCACCTCTTAGTGACGGCTCTTGGTTAAATCAAAAACCGCGAACGGTCAAGCTGCTTGCTGGCGTTGTCAGCGGGATGGACAAGGTGCTGCAAGTAATTGAACGTCTTAGAAATTTTGCCCGTGGCTACGGCTTTAAAACAGTGGACGACATTTTTTCTGACGTTTACTCAGGCCGCATTGCTAAGAGACGTGAGTTTGACAGCGCGCTGGACTTATTTACTGAAGACCAGGCTGAACGGTTCAAGCTGCTTGACGATTTTACCAACGACAACATCGGGTTACGGCAAAATTTGGCCAACCAGGCCAATGCCCTAGACGCGCAAATTGAGTCCCTTAAAAATCAAGCTATTGCAGGAGGCTGCTGATCATGACCCAGTGCGACGAGACCTTCCAAAAAATCCAGGCCCTGCAACAACGCAAGCGTCAGCTTGAGCGGATGGGCGGCATCCTCGCCAACGTTGGCGGTGACGTGCCAGATGATCCAGCCAAGAAGTTTGCTTTTAGGGACAAGGAAACAGGCGACGACCTGGAGATGGACTTTGACGACGTCTTTCAGCGCAACACTGAAACGCGTGATGATTTGGCAGAAGGTGCTGCCCGAGCAGCCGGTAGACGTGCCAAGCCGATTGGCTCAGAGGGTCAGTTTGAAAACTTTGCGCAGCTCATCGACCGCATGGGTTTTGACAGCGCGAAGGAGATGGGCGCGCTGTTGCAACGCATGACCAACGAGTGGGGCACGGTCAACCCTGATGACTACACCAAGTTCACCAAGGTCAACAGCCGAGAGGAGTTCAAGCAGAACTTGTCGCAAGCGTTCTACGAGGCCCGCGTCGACATCGAGCAGGACCAAGTAGCGCAAGCTGTCGCTCGCAACGCTGCGCCGTTCTATTCGCTGCTGGACAACCAGTTGCGGTTGCAGACGCTCAGCGACGTAACTCGCGCCAACTTCCTAAAAAAGGTTCAGGACATCACAAAGGAGATTCAGG